CCGTACCTAGTCCAGTATCACTTCCAGATGTAACATGCATAGCTGAAGTACCTGCACCATAAGCATACACTTCGAAAGGAACTACATCAGTAGCTCCACTAACAAAAGACCTTCCACGAACATCTAAAGTTCTAGTAGGGGCAGCTGTGCCTATACCTATTCTATTAGAACCAGCATCCATAACAAACATATTAGCGTTATCATCAGATTCTATCCTAAAGTCTATATTGTTAGAACCTTCATTAAATACAATAGTATCTCCAGAAGTTCCTACCTCTGTAAACGTCATAAATGATTTACTGTCTATATTAAAATCTTGAGTGTCTGCTGAACTTAAATCTATAAGATTATTTGTATCACCTTGAGCTCCAACTTTTGAAGCATATAAATTATTAGCTAGTGTTAAATTAGTACCATCAAAGGTCATATCAGCGTCACCAGCAAAAGCGCCACCATTATTATACTGAACTTGAGTATTAGAACCACCGGGCGTTCCTCCACCACCTGCGGCTGCGTCAGCATAAGCTGTAGTAGCCACTTTAGTAGAGTCGTCTCCTGATGATTGTGTGGTTGCTGTAGTAGCTGAAGCAATAGTTCCAGATAATTCTCCAGCAAAGGTTGTTGTAGCTAATAAACCGGTACTACTTAAAGTCATTAAAGAGCTAGGTGTACCAGTAGACATGTCTGGTTGATAATCCCAAACAAAATACTGTGCTTGTGTTGTAGATGCAGATGCACTAGATAGACCAGAAGCTAAAAATCTTAATCCTGCTGTAGTGTTTGCTGAATTAGCTACATTTCTAGGTCCTTTCTTTTTAAATCTGATTCCGGGCATATCTGCAAAAGTTGAGGGTGCTACGTCTTGTGACTCATTAAACATTTCTAATAATGGGGCCACTGAGGGTGCACTATTTGTTGTACCACTATCAAGGTGCACTACTTTACTAACTCCTTGTGTTGCTGTAAATTTCCATAATGGTGTAGCATAACCTCCATCAATTAAAGATAGATTTCCGTATATATCAGTAGCCGCTTCTATTGTTGTTGCTCCTGATAAAGTAGACACTCCTGCTACTCCTAATGTTCCTTTAAGAGAAGAATTACCACTAGCTGTTAGTGTTCCTCCCAATACTGCATTTCCTGTTGCAGTTAATGTAGTACCAAAATTGGCACTAGTTGTAGCAGATACTGAACCTGTTATGGTTGTATTACCTGATAAAAGGGATGTACCTTCTATTACTGTATTTCCTGTTACGTTAAGCGTATCTATAATATTAGTAGCTCCACTAACCGTTAAAGTTCCACTTACTCCTAGAGTTGACTGGAAATCTGCCGCAGTCTTAGCTATATTACTAGCTCCACTAAGTATTATATTATCAGAAGCATCTGTTTGTAGATAAGCACTACCTACTAAACCAGTGGAAGAATTATAAAAGGTATTATAATATTGAGATGAAGAAGCAATACCTCCAGTAGCTAAAGCACTTAAATTGGCTGTCCAATTAGAACCTCCTCCAGCAATAACTCCCGTAAGTGTGCCTGCACTAAGAGAAGCTGAAGTCGTATAATAATTAGCATCAGAGTTAGCCACCCACGACATTACTCCTGCGGTTGTGGATGCTAATGTATATCCATTACTTGCAGGATATGCTGTAGGAAGAGTATATGTTGTGTCTCCTGCCATAACTCCTGCTTGAAGTTTTATATAATTAGAACCTGAATCGGAATCTTCTAATAATGTTATATATCCAGCAGCTGTAGAGTTGCCGCCGAATATAGCTCCAGTAGTAAATGTAGTTACTGGAGTAAAAGTAGTCATTGCATTACCTGTTACATCTCCCACACCAGTCATCGAACCTGTGATTTTAGAATCTGTACCAAAAGTCAATCCATCAAGATAGAAATTAGCACCCGCAAAAGCAGACCATCCTAGGCCCGTTTCTGAACTATTGTCTGCAACTAATGCATAACCGTGAGTACCAGATGCTAAAGATAAAGGTATACCTGAATCTGATGAACCTACAATTTCTCCTTTAGAAAGTGAAGGAAAGGGGCCGTTCGCAAGAGAGCGCCATGCGCTGGGTATATCACGTAGTTTCATATATTTCTCCTGTCATTTTATCTTCTTACGACTCCTTAAAAGTATAAAGTGGGAGTGATTAAGGCTCACTCCCAAGCCTTGTCATTAATCTACTTAAGCGTTGATAACGACTACACCGGATGCTGGGTTAATAACCTTTAATCCGTATCTCATCGACATGTATGAACCAACAATTCCGAATCCCGGATTTGCTTCTTCAACAGTCAATGGTCTCCTTTCTACATATGCCATAGGTTTTTGTGCTCCATCCCATATGAATATGCGGTCAGGTGGACACCAAGCGTTAACAACAACGTTGAGTCCGTACAAGCTACCAACAATACCTGTTCTGGAAGTCGATTCAACTGGCGTATCAAGAACGTATCTGTTCTCGCTAGCTATTGCAGTTGTAAAGTCTGCCAAATTCAATAGTGTTTTGTAGTGTTGTGGGGAAATCATAATCTCGGATGCTGTGTATCCGTGACCACCGATTAACTCCATAGCTTCGGTAATATCGGCCATTGCGATTTCACCGTCACCTGCACCACCAGCAGCTGTTTGGTAGTGAGTCTTAGTTAAGAGGGCGTCACTAGTTAATCCGTAGGAGTAAATACGTCCTGCGTTAACTGCACCACCAGCTCCTAAGAAACCACCGTACACGTTGTCTGAAAAGTCAACGATGTTTGCTTCTGTTGTTGCTTGTACAATACTTGCTCCGTCTACACCAGTTCCAAGGGTTGAATCTTGAATTCCAAGTAACGCATAAACTACGTGCTTGGTCATGTGTCTGTCGACGGCTCTTCTGGCTTCGTTCAAAGCCATCTCAACTTCATTAAATCTTGAGTCTTCTATCATACGTCGGGTTACACCTACAGCTAATCCCCATTCATTAACAGACACTCTCTCTGAGCGTAAGTTAGTGTGTTGGTACTTAGGAGTGTTACCTTCGTTTATTTCTTGCATCCCCATTGAAGGTTTTGCGAATGTGATATCAATATCACCACCAGTTTCTGTAGTCATCGGCTCACAGAACATGCTCATAGCTGCAAGGTTTGTTACCTTGTAGTCTTGTATTGCATCTTTGTAATCGATAAGTACACGTTCCCCTGAACCACCAGTTGCGTTATACGCACCTGTGTTCAAAGTCGTTAGAATACCGGGTGCCAAATTATCATTTAGTGCTACCATGTTATCTACCTACCTAACCGAACCACAGAACCTGTTGCATTGATGCTGCACCGGAGTGAGCGCCACTTGGGTCGATGTATATTCCTACAGATACTGCGGAACTTGAACCGGGTCCTAAGTTACCGTCAGCTAGAGTTGCGACGTGGTCGCCTCTACCTACTGTACCTGAAACCATCATGTTCAATACTACACCTTTTCCAGTTATGACACTTGCCACTTGGCCGGAGCTTACTGTGGTTAATGCTACGCCAACTGGGTGGACATTATCGGCTGCTGCGATTGTATCGACTTCGCCGTCTCCTCCCATTTGTAAGCTATATCCAGCAGTAATAGCGCTTCCAGCTGTAAAAGGAAGAATCCTTGCTGGAGCACCGCCATCGTTTACTAGTATTTCTGTTGCCATGTTTAATTACCTCTTGTTAGTAATTCTTTGTTGAGCGTAATACGCCCGTTTTTGTCCATCTTGACTGCAAATTTTCTCTCGGTTTCTGCTGGAACAGCTTCCCCTTCGTTGGATTTACCTTTTCCGAAAGTTCTTTCTGTTTCTGAATCAGGAACCGGCATTGCAGCAAGAGCGTCGCTGAAACCAGTCAGCCTTGGTTCATCCCATGCAGTTAATTCCTCGACACGAACATCCTTTTTGTCGTCTTCGATAGTACCGAAAACGATTTCTTTGGATACGATTGCTTCAATTGTCTCAGCTTTTCGAGCTTCTGCTTCTTTTGCAGCTCTATCTTCTTCAGCAACTTTGAATTCCTCAATTGTCTTAAGGGCTTCTTCGTACTGTGAAGCTATTTCTGCTTTGGATGCTTCCATCTCTTCGAGCTGTGAACGTAGTGAAGCGAATTCGCGTTCTACTAAATTCTCTGCGTCGGATTTCACAGGAGTAATTGTTTCTTCAGTCATGTTTATTACCTCTTGTTTCCCGTCTTCACTCTCACACGTATGGCCATCTGAACAAGAATCACAACAAGTGTCGCAATCTTCTTCTTTGGTTTCTGTGTGCGTATCGCATTCCTCTCCTATCTTACATTCCTTACAGACGGGGTCCATTGTATTATTATCAATGAAACTCACTTCTGTTGGACGTATGTTTGTGGCGAAAGTATCACCCATAACATCAACATCGTTCGAGAACCAATCAATGCTGACATGTGTTACGTCACCGTCCTTAACTTTATTCATTACTTCTTGACCTACATCGTTTTTATTGTTAACAGTAGCCAACATTTTAACGGCGGTCTTTCCATTTTCCAATTCAACTACCTCAGGGTTAGCAGCCATGCCAATTAAATCCTCAGGTGTGCGTTGATGATTGAAGTATATAGGAAGCTCTTTGAAAGCCTCTATATTCTTTTTTAATATCTCTGGTTCTATATAAACCTTTTGCTCCAAGTCGTCTTCAGTATACTCATGGGGTCCGGATGTTATAGCAAAAACAGGTATTTCTACACTTTGGAAGTCTTCACCTTCAGCGAAGTTCATTTCTACTCCTTCATCTATAGAAAGACCAAATGTCCTTCTTACCGGTATTTCAGAAACACTTCTTCCAAACTGCCTCTCTACACCATTTTCTTCAGCCCACATGTTACACATATTAGCTGCTATCTTATCGGAGTCATCAAAACCCCTATCTTTTAAAGATGTTCCTACTGAAACTATACACTTTTCATAGCTCATGCTCTATCCCCCGTTGCATTGGCAGAGGGTTTATTTCCTCTGTTCTGGGCTCTGGAAGACTCTTCTTTCTTATCAGTGTCTTTTCCACCAGAGATATTTGCATTCTTATCACTCTGTTCTCGTTTGATTGGAGATGCCTTAATATCTTCTGAAGTTTCCATATCTAATTCTGTAACTCCTTCTGCATCAAGTCCTCTCTCTTCTCTAACTTCGCCCGGCGATAGTACACCTTCTGATA